GTCATATGCCCATCCAATAATTGGCGAGTGATTTGTAGAGTTCGCTTCAACATTATTTTCTTTTGCTAAGTCAGTTTTACCATAAACTTTATTTCCGCTTTGATCTACTGGTTGAATAATTTCTCTTAACTTTCTTGGAGCATAAAGATGCGAATACTGAAGACCAAACTTTTCATTCAATCCCTTTGTAATAAAACCATCATCTGATGTAATAGATGAATAATATTTTTTATAAAGATTAATCGTCCAAGATTGAATCTTTCCACTAAACTCTGCAGAAGACCCAGCAGGAGTTACAATAATAGAAGTTGACTCTTGTGTATATCCTAACCCACTCTCAATTACTTTAACAGATGTCAACTGACCATTTGTAATGATTGGTGTAACTACCGCACCAGAACCTCCTCCGATGACGGTTAGTGTTGGTGGAGAATTATATTCAGATCCAACATTATCAACTAAAACTTCTATAAGTCTTCCATCGGTTGATACTATTGGATTTAATTGTGCTGATTTGCCAGACTTTAATGTAAAAGAAGGTTGTCTGTAGAAATTAATAATTTCAGATGAACCATATCCAACACCTTTTGAAGTTAGATGAACCGAAGTGATTTGACCTCTAAAAATAGGTTGAACAACCGCATCAAATGTTTTTGTTCCAATTGAAGATAATCCAACATTACCTATAAGTTCTACTTTTATGTCTGGATAATTAAATGTATGTGTACCAATTCCCGTAGAAGTTAAATCAACATACTGTTTAGTTTTGTAGTAAAAATCATAATCAGTGCTGCCTACACCAACGGTAGATAACTTGAATTTATTGTCATTGACTTTGGTTACAATATAGTTGGTGTTTGTTGAAAGTCCACCAATAGGAGTAAAATCTGTAGTATAAACTATAGTTTCCCCTGATTTGTAATCATGCGATTCAATTTCAATTTGAGATAGTGAAGTATTAATTCCTAAATGTGTAGTTGTTCTTTTTTTATTTTCATAACCAAATCCCGAGTCCTCAATGTTAATTGATTTAAGAACGGATTTTTGGTTATATGATTGTAACTTATGATTTCCTATACCATACGATGATAAAACTACGGTATTAATTCCAGATATTGCATCACTCAAAGTGTTGTGTAATTTAACTGTAAAATTGTCTTTTACTGAAACAAAGTATGATGAATCTGTTGATAATCCACCAACTCCTCTTTGACTGTCTGTTTTATAAATGACTTTTTCGCCATTTCTAAATTTATGATATGTCGTAAATCCAATAGTTGATGTTGCACTGCCAATACCAATGAGTTCTGCATTTCCTTGTGAATTAAATACAGATTCGTGACTAATCAACTTCATATTGGCATATGCTTTTGCACCAATACCATTACCACCAGTAATTTTAATTATTGGTGTGTCTAGGTAATCAAATCCAGGATCAATAATTCTAATCTCTTGGAGAGATCCCTTAATTGCACAAAAACCAGTTGCACCACTACCTACAGAATCTGATATACTTAGAACTGGCGGATTAATAACATCATAATTTGAACCAGGAGCAATTACGTCTACTTTTTCTAGTTTACCATAGTTAATTGATTCGCTTGCTTTATAATTTAAAACTTCTACGCCATTAATTAAAATTCCAGTAAATCCTGGATTTGTTTCGTATACGTTTCCATCTTCAATAGGAGTATCTATTTCTCTAAGGATTTTTTGAGAACCAAGAGTTTTTGATTTTAAATCATATGATTCAATTTTATCACTAGTTACTGTTGTTGCACTAGAAACTGAAACAAATATATTGCTAAAAATATTTGATCTGCTTTTTGCTAGTTTAATTTTATTTGAATCTACTCTCTTAACAAAATATATCCCTTCAGTAAATAAAGAGTTTGTGGAAGAGGCGGGAGTATAGTAAACAGAATCTCCTGTGTAAAATCCGTGATCTGAGTTTGGTGTAATAGTGAAAGTGTCGCCAGAAAATAATCCCGAAAATGTTATTGATCTATTAGTAGCACTTAGAGATTGATTGTAATATGTTGGGATAGAGGGTGAAGAGACTAAAGTTTTTTGATTTAATTTATATACATTCTGTACATTTGAATTTAAAGTAGATGTACCTGGGAAAAATGCGGAATTTACTTTAAGTATTATTTTTTTAATAGTATAAACATCAGATAAGGAAAGTGATCCTTGGCCCTTTATTGTGAATGTAGTGTCAGAGATTAAATCAATGACAGTTGAGGTTTTTTTAACTCCAGAACTTGAAATAATATCAACTCTATCACCAATCTTTAAAATATTCTTTTTATCCGTTGTTACATTATAACTATCATTTGTGCCAAGAGAAAAAATAGACTTTACCTTACATAAAAACGGAATATTAAAGAACCAATTATTTGAAGGTGTGTCTTCAATTTTGACCCCTAAAGTTCTGATTATGGAAGTATCATCTTTTGAATGATAATGAGTATCTCCAATAATTTCTGTAGAATTTAAAACAGAGGTTACTCTTAGTTTTACCAGAGAACCATTTGGTTTATATGCATTTGCATAGGTGTTGATGCCGATTGTTGCTCCATCAAGGATAGATTTAGAAACTCCGGAGCAACCAAAAAACTGAGTTAAAGTTTTTGAAGTATATGTAACTATTCCTGTGCTATTATCTCCATATTTTACTAGGAGTTCTCCGCTTGAAGAAAATCCAACAGTAGAATCTACATCAAAAACAGTAACCCCAGTAGATACTGGTCCAATTATTTTTGTTTGTGGGTGAACCGTGAATTTTCCTATAGTTGCACCATTGGTGATAATATCTCTGTTGTATCCAGAGTCTAAACTTAGTTTATAATAGGTATTACCAACACCAGAAACTATTTTCTCAACATAAGTTATTGGACTGCGAGCATATGATATATTTCCATATGCATTTTGCTGCAATGTCTGGTTTATTAAATCTGATGGATCTCCAGAAATGCTTTCTACTACTACATCATTAGTTAATCTATATTGGGCATCAGAGGGTCTAAACAGATTTTCTTTTGGTTTTATAATTTTAACGTCTTTTCCATATAAAACTTTGAATAAAATAATAAAAGATTCATCAGTTCCTTTACTTTGATAAAAATCTTTAATTTGTTTTAAAAAGATTGATTGATCCAATCCAGAATATAAAGATCTATCTTCAAATCCTGGAGAAAGTTGATATTTTATCTTAGATAAAAATTGCTTTAAGAATAAAGAACTTAAATTTACAATTTTTGTCCCAGAATTGTGTGAAGAAGACTCTGATGATTTAAAAGTTAGTTGGTCAGGAGCATTTTGAGTTGTATATGAAGTAATTCCACTAAACCCTCTTATACAACCAGTAAATGAATTTGTTGTTTTTCCAGTATACGTAATAATCTCTTCACCAATTTGAAGAAGTCCATAAGAGTCAGGAAAGTTTAGTGTTCCTTCTGGATTTTTACCAACATCTACAACAATTGTAGTATCAATATCATTGATACTTGTTGAAAGATATAGAGAATTTGAATTATTTGTAATTTCATCAACTTTTACATATTGATCTATATTTTGAATGAGATCAACGGGAGCACCTTGGAACTCTTGTGAGATATAATATCGTGATAGAAATTCAGAGATTAACGGAAATTCTTCCCTAACATACGCAGGAAGTTGGTTTTGAACGATGTTGCTAAACTGAACTCTTTTTTCTGTCATTTGATTATAATCTTACTAAATTCCCGTTAGTGTAACTTGATGATACAATGTAATTTGATGCTGAAGGGTCTAATCCAGAAGAAATTTCATCGATGACCATTTCAAAATTACTCTTACTAATATCTAGTTGCAAATACAAATCCTGCAATCCAATCACATCATTTGATTTTGGTGTAGCAGATATTTCAATTATTGGTTGCCCATTTTTTTGTTTTGCTGAGGTAATAATAACTGGATTGAGGGTAATAATTCCAGATTTATAGTTGATTACCCCCACATTTCTTTTTAAAATTGTTGGTGTAGTTGATGAGGCATTTGGAACATTAAAGAAGAATATTGAACCAGTTACTCTATCTGTATTTGGAACATCAGAAAGATAAACATCTTGAGAAATTCCACTTATTCTGAATGCAGTGGACTTAATATTGTATCCACTCATACTATTAATATGGAATTCATTTCCAAATCCAATTGAATACTCTGCAAAACTATTCAGTGAGGCTCTAAGATCTCTTCTAATTTGTATTTTGGTAATATTTGAAGTTACTGATTCGTGACCATCATCAATAATTTTTAAAAATTTACTATACTTGAATCTGGCACCATACTTATTTAATTCAGTTGATTCTGAATACTTAGTTGCATTTGATTGAACAATACTTGAAACGTAAGATGCACTTGGAGCAAGATTTGTGTTGTAATAAACTTTGGAATCTGTTTCAATGTACAAATATTTGAGATCTAGAATTTCTGGAACAATTCCGGCAACAGAATATTTTTTAAGTTTTAATTTGATATTTTCTTTGACTAAATTGGAGAGAAAGTCACCACTTCTTGGTTTGATACTAATAAAAACTTTACCATATTGGGGAGGAATCAATTCTTCTCCACCAAAGACTGATATAGATTCAGTTTCTGGATAAATTTTTGCAGGTATTAATGTTTCATAGTCATTTGCAGTGACTGCTCTGTTTTGAGAAGAATAGATTCTTGGTGCATATTTTTTAATTGACTCTACGGATTCTATACTTTCGCCGCCAGATGATGTTAATCCAGTGGTCAACAACGATATTCCAGAGGTTACAACATAATCAGTCGAATTTCTTGTATATGTTAATCTGCCAGAAAATACAAATTGACTGACTCCATTTGCTGAGTCTCCATTTGTCGTGATATATGAAACTTCAATATAATTACCTTCTTGTAATTTTTTACCGAAAACATTATCACCAAAAATTAATTCATATCGTTCATCTTCAATTTCTTGTATAAAGTAAATCTCAGATTCTTTATCAATTGAAAAAAGACTATCTTGTTGATTATACTTTACAGAAACTGTTGATTGTTGACTATTTTTTACAATTGTAGAAATTAAACTAGTATCAATTCCAGAGTTTGGTAATATAAATCTTTGATTTGGATTTCGATCAGTGTAAGTAAAGTTAGAAGTTAATAAAGTTCCTTCATAAATTGCTATGTTATTAAATTCTGCGATATTATCATAAACTGGAACAGTAATATCTTCTAAGATTGAGAAAACAAATGATTGATTGCTAAATGTACCTGATGTACTCGCAACAGGTCCTTTTTTAAGCGTTAGTGAAACTGGTGCTGGAGTTATATCTGAACAATCTACGAAAAAACTTACTGTTGCTCTTGATGCTTTTTTTGATCTTGGTACATATCCAATATTTCTTGCAAGTGCAACTACATTCTCTCTTAGAGTTGCACTATCAATAAACACTTCATTTGCAACCATATTTGCATTATATGAAGTAATATAGGTATTGTATGCCAGAACATCAAGAATCGTTGAAAGATTAGACCCCTCAAAGTCATAATCAGTAAAATTGGAATTTGACTTAAGATAATCCCTAAGTGTTGTTTTAATCTGGTCGAAGTCCAGATTTGTAAAGTTTACTAGTGGCATTTACCTTGTAGGTTGCAATACAAATTGTAACTGTTGAGTAGGAACGTCTGCTCCAATAATGTTATAGACGATTACTGCATCAAAAGAATTATTATCATAATCTGGATAAACATTCACGCTTACTAATTGAACTCTTGGTTCATAGTTGCGTATTGAATTTCTTATTTCATCTTCAATAGTTGATGCTGAAATCTCATCAACATTTTCAAATAAACTTTGGGAAACTCTAGATCCAAAATTTTCATTAAAAAACTTCTCTCCAGGCACTGTAAATACAATATTACGAATAGAGCGAGAGATTGCAGTTTCATTTTTAAGAGCAATCAGGTCACTATTCAGGGGATTAACCTGAAATGACATACTAATATCTTTAAAACCCTGACTTACCCTTTCGAGTGGCATTAGATATGATAATTCTGTCTTATTTATTATGAATTCTTGGACTCATAGATGGGTTCAGTTCCATATTCCCAGTCATCATAGTCCTCATCATTACGAATTTTTGAGTGAATTTCACTTTGATGATAAAAATCGTGTTTTTTCGGAGTTAATTCGTCATTTGCGATCTCACGAAGCATTTTTTGCTTCTCTATTTTAGTGTCCCAACCATATTCACTTGCCAAATACTGAGTTCCCCACTCATTTTTCATAAAATTTTCATCTTTATCGACTTGTTTGGTCATCGTTTTGCTCCTGATTTGTTAAATCAGAACTTTTTACGGGGTTGCTATCCCGAATTTTCGTGATTTCGTACATAAAATCGTCCGATGTCTCTATTTTACGGCGATTTTCGACGGAATATTCGGTTAAATCGATCTCATATCCTGGATTTTTGGTAATTCTATTCTTTGTCCAAGCATCATCGTACCATAAAATCTTA